CTTTTTTATTCTTTTTTTGGGAAACTTGAGTTTCCTCAATAGTTTCCTCTTTTTTAATAATGTCTTCCTTGCATGCAAACCATAATCCGGTCTCCATGTGTTGCTCAAACTCATCCCATGAGTTCACAAGTTTTTGTGACCCATCTTGAGCATAAATAAAGGCGCGAAAGTTTAGCTTTGAAACGATGCGCCCTAAGTAATTAGCTGGAATCCCTTCCATAAATCACCTTTCCTTGTAAAGAGTAAAATTCACACCAACTAAAAAAAGTCAGTGTGATTTTATGTTGATTAACTCATAATCATCACAGCAAACTCAGGATTAATGGCCACACCGCAAATAACGTCAATACGGTCTAACTGTTCATAGTTCCTGATATCCGCACCCAATGAATAAGTCATTGCTAACTTATACAAATCACTGTAACGGGTAACCGCCTCAACTCCACCACGTAATTCTTTAATAGGGGGTGCTGCAAATACTACGGCCTGGGTATGATAGGCCAACGAGACATTGTGATCGGCATACAGCAATACAGTCGCACCTTGTGGAATGGCTAAAGAAATGTTTGCACGCGCATCAGGGCCAACTACAATGGTAGGATTCACAGGGATATCCGCAGTATTACCGTTTGCAGAAATAACTTGCGCGGTAACCACGAATTGAGCGGGAGCTTCATAAATAGGTTCGTACGTTAACGGGTTAATCGCATAAACACCGGATGCCACATCAATTTGTATAATATCGCCTACATTAAACACAACAGTACCCGGAGCTTGACCTAAACCTGTTACGGAAATGGTATTACCCCCTGAAATTGGCCCGTTTGTTACAGTACCGGCTAACAAGAATCCCGCAGGAGGCGATCCGCCTAATTGTCCTGCGCCCGCGATTTGCCTGTGTAAAAAGTTAGTTTTAAAGAAGTCAAAACCCGATAAATGACCGACAAAACCATCAATCAATGCCCCTGTATTTACGGTGTCATTGAATGTATTAAATAAGTCATTGGAAAGATTAGCCGCAATCCGTGGGCCAACCCCTGCAAAACGCTTACCATCTTCTGGAATTGCAAGCTGCGTCATCAACGCATCAGCACTTAGAATCGTGTTGAAGTCTACAGGAACACCCGGCGTACCGACTGAGTTATACACTTGAGTTTGAAAACTATCGGCTATGAAGTTTTCAACTAAGTTGGCAAGACGCTTAGCACGTGGTGCATTAGCCATTTCAAGGTATGGTTCATCGCGCGCCCTATCAAATGTCAACTCGAACCCAGTGTATTCAATCATGGTTCTAAATTGCTTTGTGATAGATAAAGGTCGGATGATTTGAACTCTTGCCTCAGAAGTTGCGGATGCACCCTCACCGGCTAAATAGCGTTCTTCCAAACGATAATCTATGGTTTGACCTGTTGCAAATCTTAGATTTTTGAAATCAGCTTCAAGGTTTCTGTTTGCAGTTCTTGCAAAGGAAAGTGAGTTCCAGAAGCGCACAAAGACGTCATCTAGAACATATTGAGTTTCTCTAAATACATTAGACATTTTATTGTACTCCCTGTACGAAAATGAATATATAAAAAGCTCTTAATGAGCACCTTAATTTCAAGTCCGACGGGCGACAATAACTACGCGTCTATGTATTGGGTGGGTGATGGGTTCCCTTACGCATCAACTTGTATAATAGTATTGCTTTTCAAGGTTGTCAAATCACGGTATAATTTAAATCCCTGGCTGGTTCGTCCACGCCGGGGAGTCTAATCTAATTACTCAATCTCATCCTCATCATCAAATTCTTCATCATCCTCAAAATCATCTTGAGTAATCGTCTTTTTCTTAGCGACTTTAATTAATGATTTAAATAACATGCGTTGAGCGGTTTGTTTATCATCAAAAGCATTGTCTGAAAGCATATTAAGGGCTTGATACAGGTTGGTTATTTTTTTCTCAATCAATCCAAAGGCTTTGTAAATTTTAGATAGATTATCCATGGATATGCCATCAATGGGATGGTATTTATCTTTTTTGATTGCAATTAAAGTTTCGCAATCGATGCCGAATGCTTCCATGATTTCATAGTCTTTCTTGGATTTTTTAATATGGGTTTTAATTTTTCGTATCTCATCCAATCCTGGTTTCTGATCGTAATGCGTGCCATTCGCCTCTTTTCGCCATTGGGATTTGACCATAGTATTTATTTTAGTTGTAGGCTTCCAGTTATCAAGAGTTATATGTTCATCCATTATCTTCGTCCTCTCATAGGTGCGACTTTGCGTTTAGCCATTTTCTTAGCATCGGCACGTGCAATCAAATCTTCAATAGTAGGTTCTGTTTTTTTCTTTGTTTCACGTCCTGTTGAGTCTTCAACGGTACGCCCTAAAGGTCTTGGTGCATTGGTTGTAGGTTTATTTTTGCGCATACGTTCCTCTAGTTTTCCCATTTCAACCATCCTTGCATAAGGGTCACGTAATTTTGAAATTCTTTCTAATTCTTGAGGATTTCGCTTAGCTGCTGCGTAAATGAAGGCTGCGGGATCGGCCATTCCTCTTAATGCCATGGTCATGGCATGATCTAAGGGCTGACTATCAACTACTTCAACAAAATCATTGAACTTTTCCATACCACTTGAAAATTTATCTCGAAATTCTATCTGCGCTCTTTCTTCTTCTTGTTGTTGTCTGGCTTGTGATTCTTCACGGCTCATATTATTAACGGTTTGCTTTACAAAACTAGCTAGTTGTTGCTGCCAATCGCCTGAACTTTCGGGATCGTACTCAAACTCCTTAGCGGCTTGTTGAACTTCACGGCTAGCCCCTTGTGCTGATAATTGAGCGCGTAATGCATTAATCTCTGCCTCATGTTTCCTGGCTTGACGTGCAAGGCGATCACGTATTACATCACTGACTTGCTCTTCTTCATTGCCATAATCATCAGTTTGACGTGCTGTTTCTTTAGGATCATCTTGCTCATCTGGTTCATTATCTGATTCTAAACTTTTAACATCCTCATGTGTTTCATCTTCCCCGTAATCCGGCGAATCCCCCTCAATATCCCCCATGGCTTTATTGTCATTATTAGCATCCGAATGTTCCGGTGTTTCAGGATGAATATTACTTTTACCACCCATTAATAAATCATCTATGTTACTTGTAGGCATGAATCTAATCCTTTAAATCGGGTATTTTATGCGTCAATATCTTCACCAGGTTATCAGCGTGCGCCATAGCCGTATCAGCCTGTGTGCGCTCAGTCTCGGATTGATATCGAAGCTCCTGCTCTTGTAGCTTTCCTGCTGTTTCAAGCCGTTTGGTCTCTAGTTCTTGTATTTTGAATTGAGCCTCCATCATGATTTCTTGTTGTTTAAGGGTGATTTCTTTGTCCTTAAGTTCTAACTCCTTTCCTTTAAGCGCAACAATTTGTTGCTGGTTTTGTGCCTGTAATTGTAATTGTTGCTCCTCGGGTGATGGACCGGGTTGTGGCGGCATCTTCCCTGTTTTCCCTGCCTCAATAATTTGTGGCGATACGCGCGTTTTAAGGCGGTTACGAATTTCAAGGTTATTAGCAAGAGGCAGATTATCGGCATACAAATCGGCAATGATATTAAATGCGGTGGGATCGGCTTGTAGTACTTGTTGCAAGGATTGCAACGCCTCTTGTTTTTGTCCCTCATAACTTGGCCCAGGTTTTATACGTACCTGGTAAGTTCCTTTGCGTATGTCATTCTCAATCTGTTCCCCATATTCATCATTTTGTTTATTAATTGTAATATTCTTCATGCCCTCATCGGGTGTCATCAATGCCATAACCCGCTCGGTATCGTAGACCCTGGGAATCATTTCATTAACAATAGCCCCGCCCGTTTGCACCGCACGCTTTAATGAATTGGAGAATATCTCAGTGGCATAACTACCCTGGCGCTGCCATCTGTCAATCGCTTTACCGGAAGCCTCACCACCATTATTTCCCATATCTCCCATGCGTGCGGGATATAGGCCTGTTGACGTATATAAATCCTCAATGGCTAGTTGATATTGTTGGAATAAAGAGACGGATAGCTCGGGCGCTCTTATTTGTTCAGGTTTGGCACCGGATGGGGATTCATCATAAGTAATCATGCCCTGGGTTGAGTTTGGGTCTCGCCAATTTCTTTGCGTATCGAGGGAGGCCACGTTCTTTTTAGATCCAATCCATTGATCGTATCGGGAAACCTTAAGTATGTAAGCCGATTGCGTTCGCAGGTAATTGATGTAACGTTGGGTATCTTTGCAATCACCGAAGAATGAACGGGTAACCTGTTTTCCTGTCTTGTCGTAATAGCTATTGTTATCAACAAAAACAAGAGGAAGCTGTTCAGAGGGGAATTCAGTTTTATCAAGTTCATAGTCTCCTGCAAATTGATAATGTACGATCTTATGGCGTTTACTAGGGCGTTTATCCTCAATACGAACAATCTGCCCATCCTGCCATAATGTCATAGTTTCCGACGATTCATCAACAACGGATTCCATTTCGGATTGCTTAGGTTCACTAACCTCCATACCATTTTCTTGGGGTTTTATTTCCTCGTTGTTACCAGGAGACTGTAAACCACCCTCTGGCATGGGTAATTGCATAGGATTAGGTTCATTAGTCTCACCCTGTGACATACCTGGCAGTTGTGGCATGCCTTGACTACCCATTAATTGCTGCTGCATTTCCATCATCTGATTGCGTTGATTCATATCGCGTGAATCTTGAATCAAATCATCCATTTCAGATTGATTTAAAACATTACCATTTGATAATTTATATAGCGTATCTTTTTCATATTTTCTAAGATAATAATGGTTGATAGTAATGGCCTCTGAATCCGACCAACTAAAAGGATCATCCCCGTCAGCCTCGGGTTGAGTAACAAGGGCTACTTCTTCCTCGGTTGCTGCAATTCCCTCTTTGCCTATTTTCTTTTCAATATCTCTACCATGTACTTTACGAAATTTCTTACGGGTCATACGCGACACATACCCGCAACATTCTCCATCGGTTTTATTAACATCCTCCGATCCCATATCCCAATAGCAACGGGTTGAATCCTTGAAATAGCGATAGATGATATCTAAATCAAATGACTTGGAATGACTGTATTCTGTATCAACTAAGAATGCACCATAACCGCCTATAGCAGCCTGGCTAGCTGCCATTTGATACACGGTTGCAGTCGTATTATTAAACATGATGTCTTTGACAATAAGCTCACGCAAGTGCGCAACCTCTTCATCGCAGTTAGTCATGGGAACGACTTGCAATTGGGGCGTATTTTGTTGTTGCTCACCCAGCAACGAATTGGACATCGTGCCAAGTTTATTGGCGGTCATAGGAACTTTACGAAATGTTTTTATCATGTCGTCCTCTTCGTCTTGAGTCCATTGCTGTCCCAATACGAAGGTGTGCATGATGTGGTATTCATCGATATTGCGTTTGAAATAGCCCCTGAACTTCTCGCAAGCAATGCGAGCTTGTCGGGCCATTGATTCGTTCAATTTGGCCATTACAATCCTTTGTAATATTAAGTAAATCCTATACTTAAATAAGGTGACAATGGGCCGGAATTTCACCGACCAGGTAAGTTAACTTTACCGCCTGAGCTACAGGGCGCGTGATGTCTGCGCAGCCATTGTCATTAAATCTTTAACTACTCATGTTCCTCATTTTCCTCTAATCTTTCTAGTCTCAAATCCATCATGTCCACATTTTCTTTTAATTGTTTAATAATACCAGGCAAAAGGGATGTTAATTGATTTTGCATACAATCAACGCGCACCTCAAGATACCGTTTAAGGTAATCACTTTTAGTATCATCTAAGTTCTTGGTATAATCAAAAGTCATTTGTTGTATTTTCTTTTCAAATTCAATGCCATAATGAACATACATTCCTTTAAATTTGCATTCCATCTCAGTGATTTCACTTTCAATAATTCCTATGCGCCTGGACAAGCTCAGTAGAGACTTAATATTCTTTATCCATTGAATCATACGACCTTCTTTTCATGTGTTTGCATTGGATTTTCCCATTCCTTGCATCGGGTACAGCGGAAAATTTTTAAAAATATCGTATTCATATTGTGATCAAACCAATGCACCTCATGATCGAATTGATAATTATGCCCCAATAGGTAACATGCGATCTTCATAACATTCATATAAGCCTTCCAGCATAACTATCGGGTAATCGTTTCACCTCATAGCCTCCTTCATTCACGTATTCACCGCCATAAAATGTGAGCATCAAAGCATCACTGGTATCCGGTGATAAAAGCCCGCGTTTCTTGGCTTTTTCCTTGCTCTCAATAAGCAATCGATCGCTTGAATCATATTCGTAACCAAGCGATGTTAAATCAGTTTGTAACTCATCGCTATCGGGTATCTCCACGGGCATTTCCTGTATTAACCAATCGCGCATGGCATCCCATAATTCGGCTCTTAGGTTTCTATACTTATCGGCCTCCATGGCGCGTCTTGCGACATTCACACCCTCAACCATACTATAACCTAGTTCATGGAGTCTATCTACAACGCCCGCGCCTATGCCAATAGAGTCAATGCAAACACGGCTTGGCAATTCTTTGTCTATCATACGCCTTATTATACCGACTAGCCCCATAGTATCAATATTGTAATGGGTTTCAAGATTATAAGCGCGCCTGCCTTTACGTCTGATAATGGCCGTTCTATCATCCCCCATGCGTGCGGGGTCAATACCTATTACCAGATTGGATTGACTTTCTACTTTATTCTTTCGGGCTTTGATTGCATGTTCAACCTGGATGAATGTATCAGTAATTGAAGACAGGAATGCCTCTACATCGGTAAACGGATATTCTTGTCTAAACTTACGACATTTTTGTTCGGTATCACCCTTAAAGTCTTGTAGCTTAATGCGCCTCCAATTCAAATGCCCGGGTTTAAGGCCATTAGGGCCAAATTGTTTAAGCCATTCAATCTCTTCATCAATTGGCATAAATTTTATGTCATCTATGCAATATTCATCCTGCCAATACCAGGGCACAAAGATTGCTTGATAGCGCGACGATCCGTTCTTGGCCTCTTGCCAGTCGCTATAAAAGTCATTATCAATACCATTAGCCGTTGATTCTTTGAAAACTTCGGTATCCTCCATTTCGGCAACGGTTTGCAATAACCCCATGCTAATACGCGCAGCATCTTTATAAAACGCGTACTCGGATAAGTGCAAGTATTGGTTGGTCATAGAACGCCCTATTTCGGCATTACCCGCCGTGCCTACCCGATAACCCGATTCAATGCCATCGTACATTAAAGTATTGTCATTGCATTTGTCTGGTCGTGGAAAGAATTCGGATGGCAAGTGTTCCCTATAACGCTTGGTCATACCGAATATTGCGCGGGTTGCATCGGAAGAGTGAGTTAGAATAAATCCTTTCTTGCCACGCTTGGTGACGATCTTATGAATGAATCGTGCTTGTACATAGGTAGAGCAACCTTGTTGTCGTCCTTTTAATATTAACGCCCTAACTTTTCCGGTAGCCTCGCGTTGTGCTTCAACGCGTTGATGAATAAATTCTTGCGCTCGATTAAATTTTAACGGCCTTGAAACACCTAGTTTATCATGGATAATAAGAAAGTTTTGAGCAAATAAGGGTAATGATTTAAGTATGCGTATGAGCTTATCTTCTGACATCTATTTCCTGATTTCAATAAAATCCAGTATAAAATCCACTTTGTTAATCAGCTGCCTAATCTCAGCTTCGGCCAATACATCAACCGCATAATCTGATTCAATGTGTTCTCTATCCTTTTGTGCTTGCCTGTTTTGAGTCATGAGTATGAAGGGTGCTTGGAATACAGAAATACAGGATAGAATGAGATTAAGTAAGATAAAGGGGTATACATCGAATGAGAAATAATATAGGTTTAATACTATCCAGCTTGCACAAAATACTACAAAGGAAAATATAAATGTCCAGCTTCCACCGAATACAGCTATGACATCGGATGCACGGTCTTTGAATGATAGTTTTTGAGTCCGTTCATTCATGTAAATATTCCTAAATTATTTATTAGCCAGTCCTTTTAAAGCCTCATTATATTTATTCATCATCTTTTGAGTTAAATAGAATAAGTGAACGCATTGCTCGCAGTTATTGGCTTTGTTAAGTTTTTTAAACAATTTTCCGCAATGATTGCACCGTTTTAGTGTCATTTAAATACTTCCCATTCATCCGACATAATAATAAACAAGTCTAATTGAGGCGTATGACCATGTTTACATGATTTAATTTCAAAAGAAGGTCTCATATCAGGATGTTCGTATTCTCCTTTCATCTTTACGATAGATACAGTATCAATTTTTGAACCCATGATAGAAACATAACATCCTTGAAACCAGACATCCTCATCCATTGAAGGATGTTTTATTTTCTTACCTAATCTTAATTGCGCCAGTGCATCTTCAAATATCATTCAACCAACCTGTCTATAAGTTTTTCGACCAATGTATCCGTAGAGCCTTTGTAATCTTCCCTATGATCGGTTTCACGCCATCTGGCTCGTGTTTTAAGCCAGAATATTTGCGCCTTAATATCATTATCATCGATTGCTTTACGGTATAGCTTGGCTGCAACCTTTGCATTTGCGCGCACAACAGAATTATCTAGTTCATCGCGGTAATGTTTTGATAGAGTATCCACGGATATTCCGATATAACTGGCAATTTCTTCCTGCACATTGCCGAAACTAACTAATGCTGCAACCTCAGCTCGTGATTTTTCAGTGGGTTCATGGGGTGCACTTGGCCCAGAATGTGGTGCTGCCATTATGCCTCCAATACGGCTTTTTTGCCTGTGTAGTTTTCGTATCGTTTTATTATAACATCACAGTATTTTGGATCCAATTCCATCATAAAACATTTACGTTTTAGTTTCTCACATGCGATTAAGGTGGATCCGGAGCCACCGAAGAGGTCTAATATATTGTTAGCCGGCCAACGAATAAAACACCATTCTGCAAGCGAAACTGGTTTTTGAGTTGGATGAACTCGGTGTATCTTTTCAGATGATTGAGTATATTGCCGTGTTACACCCTTTAAGTTAGTCCATGCAAGTTCACAATCCATTTGATCAGATTGGCCGTTATTTTTATCCCATACAAGCCAACATGTTGCATCTGGTAGGCATGAACTATAATAATTTGCTCCCCAAAAAATCATAAGTTCAATATTCATTGATACTGAAATACGATAAGCATCTTTTGCAACATTGACGCTATCATCATTCATAATGTCAGTTTTATATGTTTTACTTAACACCCCAGATTTACTAACGGCACTCATACCATAAGGTGGATCAGTAAACACCATATCAGCCTTAGAACCATTCATTAACTTATCAACAGCATCAATGCTAGTACTATCTCCACACACAATCCTATGATCACCAAGGATCCAAACATCACCAGGTTTGCAGATAGGCTCTTCAGGAACATCAGGACAATCATCTTCCTCACAAAATACTTCTGACTCATCATCAGGGAATATATCAATTAACTCCTCAAGATCGAAACCCGTCAATGTAATATCAAAATCAAATTCTTTAAGGTAATTAAATTGAGATACCAGCATCTCATTATCCCAACCCGCATCTAAGGCGATCTTGTTATCGGCAATCACCAAGGCAGCTTTCTGGGCATCGGTTAAATGAGGCAAAACAATGCAAGGTAGTTCAAGTATCCCAATAGACAAAGCAGCCTCTAAACGACCATGACCCGCGATGATCATATTGTTTTCATCGATTAAAAGTGGATTGGTAAAACCAAATTCATTAATAGAGCGTACAATTTTAGCAATCTGCTCATCGGAATGCGTGCGCGAATTAGAATTATATTTAACCAAATCGCACACTTTTATGCTTTTATAGTCCCGAAGAGACATTATGGACCAGCTTGTTCATTACGCTTCTCACCGCGCAATTCACCACCAGCCTCGCCAGGTTCGCAATATTGGGGCTGTTCACGATTTTGTTCTTCAACCAATTTACCATACATAGAGGGCACGCCATTGTAATGCGTATTGCCTTCATCTGCGTAATCAGTGGTGTAATCCGTTACACCCGTTCTTGATTCTCTCATGTTATCACTCCATGTGAATAATTATTAATCGATTAATAATAGTGATGCACATCCCTTCTATTACGCCGATTTCCTCTTTCAATCGCTCGTGCACCTGTCTCCAGCAATTGGCGGGCTGGGAACGTAGAGGGCTTACTGAGTGCCATTACTACATCACAAACAAACAATACCACAAAATAAACTTATCCACAAAATCTGTTGATAACTCCTATAATAAAATATTATTATAATAAGTTTTGACATATAATAATTGTTGTTATATTATGTATTTATCAACCAACGAGATGAGGAAATAACATGCTTAATGAAGACTTAGAAAAAACAATAAAAACGGCTATTGAAATAAAGAAATTGAATAATTTAGATTTTGTAACAATATGGAAAACTGGTGAATTATATGGATTTAGTTTTGATAACAGACCAATAGGTTACGAAACAACAGAATATACCGTTAAACGAAAAGTAATCGGAGTTTATTAAAATGAAGTCAATCTCAAACATAACACTATACGAGCTAATGGCACAGGACTTGGATGTATGGGTTTCGCGCTCTAATAAACAGGGTTTTAAAATCGAAATAGATGATGAAGAGGGTCAATCGCTGGTATGTGATGAGCCAGTACATCCTTATGCTATGGAATCATTTGCAGATTTTTGTAGAAGATATTTATCAAGTTATGATAGGGTTATTGCGCGGGATAACCATTAGGAGAAAGCTAATCATGAGATCAGGGGAATTTTACGAATATTTAGGCGATGGAGCTTATATTGACTATGATGGGTATCAAATTTGGGTGACTACTACTAACGGAATATCAATAACAAACGAAATAGCATTCGAACCAGAAGTTATGGAAAATTTAATAAAATACTGGAATAAAATATTAGAACTTAGGAAGAAAAAATATAAATCTGGATAACAATTAGGAGCAGGGAATGCTTAAACGTTTAAAATGTATGCTAAAAGGACATGAGTTTCTCATGAATTATAACCCACAAAAGCGTTGTTATTATGAATCACGATTTGATACATGCAGGTGTTGTAATGCAAAACGAAAATACGGATATACCCATAGAAACCATGAGCGCAGCGTTTTTACTCGGTAAATTGCATGTGGGATTAGTTTTAATACTGCAATCCCATTGGGATAATGAGCGAAAACTAAAAGAACTAAGGAATCTTGAGTATGAAATTAGATGCAGTATAGAAAAAGTTTATTATTCTAATCATGACTTATAGTAACGTTCTTAGCACTAACACCTTTTTGGGTGGTAAAGGACTCAAACGATACTTTATCGCCCTCATGCAATGTTTTAAAGCCTTGTGATTGAATCTCCTTGTAATGTACAAAATAATCCTTACCCTGGGATTCAATAAATCCAAACCCTTTGGCCTCCGAAAACCACTTCACTTTTCCTTGTTGCATTGAATAACTTCCTAGTTAATTAATAAAATCCGTTTTAAGGCATCAAAATTCAATTCCTAGCCACTTTTACCATTACCACGAAACCGATGCATAGGTAATTTTTCAGGATGCGCATAACGCAAATTTGAGCCATCTGAGTAACTATACATTCCATTCTTAACCCATAACTTAACGTGTAGAATTAAAGCGTCAATGGGTATTAATCCTGATAACATATCGCGTTTGTCCTCGATACTCAATAGGCGTGTGCTGATTAATTCAGCTTTCACGCACATCATTTTTGCTATCGTTATCAATAAATCTTTGCACTGCTCTACCGATAGCGGTATTGGTTGGTATTTGTCCATATTCAGAGAGTCCTAGTAATTTCCGTATTACCGGCATGCATTGTGCCATTCCTTTTAGGTGGGCGTATTGGGGTAATAGGCCGTCTTTTGGTGGATAATCATCATCCATGATTAGATCCCCTTAGCATTGTTTTCGGTTATACCCCTTAGCTTCCATCCAGTCATTAACCCATTTGTAACCAGTACGTCCTTTCATTTGGTAATACTCTTGGGTTGGGAGTCTATCGAGTAAATACATGGATTGTATGAAGTCACCAACCCATTCATAACCAGATATATTCTTTTCAAAACGAACAAATTCGTCTTCTGTAGGTTCTTTTAACTCTATATTCAAAACTTTTTTATGTCTTTTAGCCCATCCTTTGGGTTCTTCAAAGGTTCTATTGGAAACGAGTTTCAAGATCCCTCTCAATCTCTGACCTCTGCCAATATCTTTCTCGCGATTTAAAATTGAATACAACGCAGCACTTAAAAAATCATCAAGACATTTTATATTTTCTGATTCAAACGGAGTTTTTTCAAAAGACTCGGTAAGTTTTTGAGTTTCATCAATAGCCAGGATTTTTTGGGTTTGAAAGGGTGTTACTACTACTACGGGTTTTTGGGGTGGCTCTGTAGTATTGTGTAGGATCTCTTCTGTATATATAGATGAATCGGACAAAATGGCCGTTCCCGAACGGACAAAGTGGCCGGTTGGGGCAGTTTTTATACAGTTTTCTTGTTCGTTTTCTGTTCCATTCAGACATAGTGGCCGGTTGGGGCAATCTGAGTTCAAAATGATTGATATTAATTCAATTAGTTTATCCATGTTAGGGCGCAGATGAAGGGTATTAAGGTCATTTACTTTTTTAACTTTTGTCTCAATAAGTCCTTGTTGTTCAAGTCTTGTTAACTTTCTTCGCATAGTTCGTTCAGGGATTAATATTTCATCAAACCATTCCTCATAGGGTTTATAAAACCATCCATCTTTACAAATAGTTGATTTATTTGAATAGAAAACTATCTGATTTAAAATTAACCCCAATGACTGACTTCCAGTAACCTGGACATAGAGTTTTGGTGTGGTAAAAGTTGAGGTTTGTCCAGAAAATAATGAAATGATTTGTTTATTTAGGTTTACACTTGGAGTGGACATGTTATAATTGCTCTCTGTATGGACACGCTAAGCCGTTTATATCGCCAAAACTTGGTATCCGGTTGTACATAGCTCGAATGGCAACTTTGGTCGGGAGACATTCTAGCGCTGAAATAAAATCCCTGGGGGGATACATGACGTGCCACCCAGTGAATCTTGTAATTATGCATTAGTTCTTTTCTTTATTCCATTCCTCATGTTATATTAATCCTGTAGTAAATTTTAATGATTAACTTCCGGTATGTTTTATTGCAAAGCATAAAGCCCGCATTGTTCGTCCTTATGCGGGCTTTTCTAACGCTTCAATTATATCCTCCATCCATTGTTCAACAAGATGAACCTCCGCAATATTAAAACAAAATTGATTATTATCTGGACTGCGATCATGTATTGAATTAGCGAGCTTCTCTAGTAAATTTTGAGCTTTAACATGTAAATCAATGTCCATACGTTCACCTTATTAATGGGTTCTAGATGATAGATAATTTTGAATCATTTGTTCCATATCGACTTTAAAATGATCGGTAAAATAAAGATGAATGCAAGTTATTGCTAACACGGCGCGTCTTATCCTTTGCTCATCATTTGTATTTAAATCTTTTAA